AGTTTGTCTTTATAATATTTGTTTCTAAACTTCATCTCTATACAACAGGGATGTCCTTTGGGTGTGTATCCAGAAGCATCGTAATGCTCGTATTTACCTTCTGACCATTTTAAATCCCAATCCTCAAACTCATTTAAGAACTTTACGACTATTCTTTCAAACTTATTTATTGTCTCTAAACCCATTGTCATAAATTATATTTATATCTTGTATCCACCTATTCCACTCTTTAGGACTACAACTACAGGGATAATAAAAATCGTGATTAAAATGTTTACTATGTATCTTTGCTATAAGGTCTTGTTCCTTTTTGTTTATTTGTGAGCTTTTGACAGACTTGAATTTAGTCCAACTATTATACTCTTGTTTATTTAGTTGTATCATTTCTTGTGATATTGTTTAGGTAATTCTTACGATCTTGGCACCCACAGTCATCATAACCTAATTTCTTTGCTACCCATTGTGCAATGTCTTTGCCTTTACCAAATGTAATGATGTTTATTATGTATTCTAATTTATCTCCTAGTCTCATATAAGTTCTTTAAGTTTAGATTTTACGTTTCTAAAAGTGTTGTATAAGGAGTAATAACTAATCTGACTTTTTCTAGATAGTTCACTAATGCTTTCTCCACCACTTACTATGTCATATACTTTTGCATCGTACCAGTAAATTTGTTTTAAAGCTTTCTGTATCTTAGCATACACCTCATCATAGTTTACTGTACCCTCATCCTCTATTTGTATATTGTCTAGTGTGGTATATGTTACTTTCATTTTCTTACGTAACAGATCAACGTACAAACCTCTCAATATTCTGAAACAGTAATAGTAATTAATATCGCAATCTCCATAACTAAAATCTATTCCTTTTTGTGTATTTTTTATAAGCAAAAGGTATAGTTCTTGCACCAAATCCTCTACCTCTGTTTCTCTTAGTCCACCAAAACTCCTAGTGATTTGCATCCACTTTTCGTGTCTATCGTATGCAATCTCTACTTGTGTTTTCAAAATGGTAAACTTAATTGTTCTATGATGTTTGGTCTATGTATGTCTTTGTCTCCCAACTTATAACCTACATTGTTCTTTATGCTTTCGAGAATTAGTGGACTATCAAAAGGTGTTGGCTTACATCCAAGATCGTGGTCTTTGATTTTCTTACAATGAAGCTCTGTATATATCCATCTTGATTCGTGTTGGGTCATTCTATGAATTGTATAAAAATCATCTGTTCGGTTTCCATATACATTGCCAGATTCAACATCAGACATTGCCAATGGTATTGGATGTCCTGCGTATTCGTGATTGTTATTGTACCTTTTTCTAAAAGCTTCTGTTACAGAATGCATTACTAACCATAAAGCTTTGTTGTATTTTTTTACAAAGATTCTAAAATCAGTCATCATCTCATAGTTGTATTCAAAAGCATTACTAAACTTCATCATTCCTTTATTCTTTTTTAGACTGTTTATAGGATCAATAATCAAACAGTCAAAGTCATACTGTGGCATAACCACCTCACACAAAGATAGTAAATCTAAATAATCATAATTTTTTTCGCAGTCTATAAATTTAAAATGATCATATACAAACTTTGTATGTGCATCTAATTCTTCTTTTGATAATTTGTTTATTGGTTTCTGTGATCTGAATTCTACGATGCGCCTGATTAGTGAATGTGGCTCATTTTCGCTAGAGAAAATTAAAAACTTTATCTTATGTTTCATAGCAAAGAGCAACATAAAGTAAATTATTACAGATGTTTTACCTACGTTTGCGTGTCCTGCAAAACAAGTAAGATTTCTTTTGAATCTAATTACGTTATCTATTTCTTCTATACCTATCTTTGGTGCTTCTTTGAGTTTGCCAGTTCTAATATCATCAAGTTTCTCGAACTGATCTTCAAAGTTTATAAGCATTATTTAGATAGTTTTTCTAATTCAAATCTGAGGTGGTGTATCGCCTTTTGGATACATTCGTGAGGTGTTTCGTGCTTTTTATAAGCTCTGAGTATATAGGTACAAGCAGTTCCTAGATTGTAGTTTAGATCAAAGTTCTCTACTACTTCTCTAGCCGTATAACCATTTGCACCATTATAATACTCTGGAGTTTTAATTTTAGAATGGTAGGTCATTCTCTCTATCCTCGTTTTGGTCTGCTAATTGTAACTCTTTTTTCAGCTCTGCCTTTTCTATTTTCCAACCCTGTATAGAGTTAAAGAATTTCTTTTGGTTGTGGTTGTTGATCCACTCCCTACCTTTTATATTGATGCCGATAGTAACACCATCATCTTTTTTGTATTTGTCTAATACTTGACATTTATCTTGAACAAACTCTATGAGTATCTTTTGAGGATATTGTTCATCTGTAGATAAGACCAATTCTCTTTTTTTAAAGTTGTTTGATCCGTATTCTTTTGTTGTGCCTATTTGTAATATTGTTCCTGTTAATTCCATTTTATTTATCTATTATATTAAAGTATTTATTTGTTAATGATCCCACTTCATCTTGAGATATTTTACCTGCAATATATGCTTGTGATGCTTCTTTGAAAGCAACTTGTAGTAAAATACTTCTCCCTGTATCTAGTCTAGCACCTGTTTTTTCTTGTTTACTATAGTTGCTATACATAGATACTTTTTTTATGTCTTTGTATTTAAAACCATTCTTTTGTTGTATGTATTCATACTCTACCTCATCTCCTACTTTGAACTTTAAACTTTCAACAGAAGATACAGGTGCATAAACAAATCCCTCTGAATGTGCCCCTGTTGTTATTATATATGTATATATGCCATCCCCAAAAGGTGGCTTGTCTAATTTATGTATTGTTTTTATTATTGATTTACTCATCTTGTTAAATTTTTGTCTTTATATTCTTCTAATTTAATATTTTTACCTTCTATGATCCTATTAAGTATAGTCTGATCATAATGTCTAATGTTTCTTTGCAGACTTCTTAATTGTCTTAACAAAGCTCTTTTATCTTTTTGTAATTGTTTTGCTTTTTGTTTATAGTCCATATTATTTATTTATATGATAATTAAAGATTTCATCTTTTAAAAATTCTAAATCTTCTTGTGTGAAATTATTTGTGATGTCTATGTTATCCTCAAAAATACGATTTATAGTAACTCCATCAAAAGTACCTGTACCAACAAAGTGATCTAGCTCTGATGATGTAAAGTCATACTCAACAGTAATATCTCTGTTTTCGTATATGGTATCGTATATGTTTGATTCTTGATTGTATCTTACCATTTTAAAGTTCTTCAATATTTATTATGTTAGACAGACCTTTTTTTGTAAAATAACTTTTAAGAGTTTTTTTATCAGAAGCTTTTATATAATCTATAAAGTTACTTCCGTTATCTAATATGTAGTTGAATTTTATTTTATATGTTTTCATAACTGTTTTGTTTTAATCAAAGATAATTAAATATTGTTAATAACCAAAAAAAAAGAGGAGAAAATTAATTCCCCCCTTTAAAAACAAAACTCTTACCGAAGTTGGCAAGGTTCACAAAGATAATCTTTTATTTTCAATATCAAGTTTTTTTTTGTACTTATCTATCAGCTCTTGCAAGTCTTCTATACTATACTTAACTGTTTCTTTTGATAATTTGTATAGATGTTTAGGTAAACCTTTTTTTTTCTTTTCTAATGCTTGTCCGTAAATCCACAAATTACCATATCTAAATCTATTTTCAAAACGACTCTGAGACCACACATTATCTTCGTGCCACCTTGTAGACATCTCTTTACGAGATATAAAATGACCTGCATCTACTTCTGTATAGTGATATTTCTTACCAGATGTTATACATTTAACAAAACCCTGTTTGTTTGCATCTCTCTTTCTTATATATTCAGAGAATATTCTGTCTAGTTTATTGATGAGGGTTTTGCGTTTAGGTTTTTTCACGTTATCAAATATATCTAATATTAAAGAAAAGAAAGAAAAAGTAACCAAAAAGAAAGAAAAGAAAAGCCCCTACTAGAAAAGAAAATAAATTATTTACCTGATCCAAGTGCCTTCCGACTTTATTAGGTTGCACAAGTTTTGCTTTAAGCAAAGGCAAATATATAAAAATATTTTATCTACCTTGTCCTTTGTATCTTTTTAGATAATGTTTGGATGATTTTACTTTACTACTTTTTGTCTTTGAGTGTATCCCTTTACGTTTTCTGGTATTACTTTTGTATATATGAACAGTTGTTTTTCTAGCCATTTTTTGATAGATAA